CACTCAGGCAAGTGGCGGTAGAGTTTTAACTATTACAGACAGCAATCCAAGAACAATAGAAGTTAATGGAGAAACTGTACAAAATCCTGCAAGAGTTGATGCTGTAAAACTTGTTATAAGTTTTCCAGAATTACAAAAATTTGAAGATGATGGTGATATTTATGGCTCGGAAGTTGAGTTAAAAATACAGTTAGCTTATATAGGTGATAATGGTGACGGTGGAACTAACTCAAACAATACTGGAGGTTTTGCAACTGTTGTCGGCTCTGATAATGATTTTGATCCCAATTCCGAAAATAATACCAATGAAATAATTTCTGGAAGAAGTAAAGACCTCTATCAAAAACAATATCTAATTAACTTAGATGCTAATAATAGTTTCAGTTCTGTACAGATAAAAGTAATTAGAAAAACTGCTGATTCTTCTGATACAGATAAACTTCGTGATGCTTTTAGAATTACAAGTTTAACTAAAGTATTTCACGAAAAGCTATCTTATGATGACTGTGCTTATGTTGGTGTACGAGTAGATAGTGAACAGTTTAGTAGCGTACCAAAAAGAGCTTATCGTATTCGTGGAATTAAATGCAGGATTCCTGGTAAAAGTGCTTTAGAAGTAACTGCTAATTTTTCATATGAAGGAACAGTTGTTACTGTGACAACAAGTTCAGTGCATGGATTAGTTTTAGGAGATTTTATAACTGTTAAAGATGGAAACTCAAATATAAATGGTTTTCATGGGTTAACTGAAACACCTGATCCTACTGGAGCACCGAGTGGAGTAACCTTTAAATATAGTGTTAGTGCTAATAATACTGGCAGTGCTGTAACTGGAACTTTAAAATATCAAGTTACTCCTAATACAGATATAGCTGATGGAAGAATTAACTACCCAGCAGGTTATGTGTTTGGTGGTGAAATGGGAGTTACTGTTTGGACTTCATGCCCTTCGATGATTTTGCTTGATCTTTTAACTAATTCAAGATATGGATTTGGACAGTATTTAGATCCTACAAACAGTTTTACTACTCTTGGCACATCTTCAACTATTGATATACAAAGTTTTGTAGCTGCCAGCAGATATGCAAATGAAAAGATAGGTGATGAAGCTCGGTTTAGCTGTAATTTAAACTTACAATCTGCCACTGATGCATATGATCTGATTAATGCGTTGGCAGGTGTAATGAGATGTATGCCTATTTGGACTTCTGGTAGATTATCTTTATCGCAGGATAAACCAACGGATGCTACTTACTTGTTTAGTTTAGCTAATGTATCAGAAGCAGGATTTAACTATTCTGGTGCAAGTGCAAGACAAAGACATACAGTTGTTAGAGTTAGTTTTTTTAATAATGAGACAAGAGAGATTGATTATGCAGTATATGGTGATGATCCGCTTGATGCTGTACAGACAGCAAGGATAGCCAAATTTGGAATCATAGAAAAAACTGTAAAGGCGTTTGGTTGTACTTCTGAAGCTCAAGCATTGCGTTTAGCAAGAGCTATCGTTTTTTCTGAAGAAGAGGAATCAGAAGTGGTTAGTTTTACAACATCTATTGATGCAGGTTCAGTAGTCAGACCAGGTAGTGTTATTAATGTAAACGACCCAGTTAGATTAGGTCATAGAGTAGCTGGCAGAATAAAAGCTATAAGTAGCGATAGGACAGAAATTACGGTTGATGATGCTACGAACTTAATGTCTATTTTAGGATTGGAAGGTGGTGGTGATTTTAAATTAACTGTTATTCGAGATGACGGAATTTTAGAAACAGAAAATATTATTGAGTCTGGTACAACAAGTACTGTTATAAAAACACAGGCTTTTTCTGACCATTTGAAAGTAAATAATATATGGATTGCTGAAAGTACTACTGCTGTTCCTCAATCTTTTAGGGTGGTAAATATTGAAGAACAAGATGGTACTAATTATTTAATTACAGCAGTTAAATATAATGAAGGTAAATATGCAAATATTGACGCTGGTACGCCTATAGTTAGAAAAAATATAAGTCTAATTAATACAGATGCATTAGCACCAGAAGTATTAAATGTTGAAGAACAGCTTATATCAATTAGAAACAAAGCAGTCAATCAAGTTCTTGTAACATGGCCTCCTGTTTTTGGTGTGTCTCAATACCAATTAAAATATAGATATAAAAGTGGATCAACTGTAGGTGGTTGGAATGTTCATGTTTTATTTAGTCCTGATTTTATAATTCCCAATTCAGTTGCAGGTGGGTATGAAATTGAAGTCCGTGCATATAATGCTTTACAAAAATTAAGTAATGCCAAAATATCTGGTATTTTTACTACTGTTGGAAAATCTGATCCTCCAGGAGATATTCAAAATTTAACGGCAGAATTAGTTGGAGATGACAATATTAGGCTGAGATGGGATGAATCAATTGATACTGATGTTTTACATGGTGGCTATGTTTATATCAAACATTCCAGCTTGTTAAGTGGTGCTACTTGGGAAAATTCCAGTGATATTACATCTCAAATTGCTGGTTCTAGTACTGAATTTATAACAGCAGCATTAACTGGAACTTATTTGGCTAAATTTGTAGATGATGGAAATAGAAGGAGTAAAAATGCAAAATCAATAACTCTATCAAATACTAGTCTGTTAAATTCAAAAGTTGCTCATACAGTACAAGAACAAAACGGCACTCCATTTGCAGGAGCAAAAAGTAATGTTGCTGTTCCGTCTAGCACAAGTTACCTTGCTCTGTCATCTACTAACAGCACTGGAACTTATACTTTTGAAAATGAAATAAATTTACAAAATGATTTTGTTGTTAATGTCGAAAGAATATTAGTTACTCAAGGTGAATTTATAAATGCACTGACTATTACACAATTAATTCCAGCAGGAACTCTTTGGTCACAATATGCAACTGATGGTAATTTTTCTGGACCACCAGCCGATAAAGTTAATTGCAAAATGCGTGTTCAAATTAAAAAAGCAAGTGACTCCAGTTTTAGCGATCCATTATTGTTAGGAAGTGGTACGTTTACTACAAAGTTTTTAAAATTTAGTCTTGAATTATCATCCACTTCTACAATACAGAATATTCGAGTAATACAAGCTGGTTATAATTTAATATTTCCGTTTAGATCAGAATTTGCAAATACTGATGCCAGTGGAAATGTTTTAAGAACACAAAATGCACAAGGTAATCCAGCACCTAAGGATGTTACATTTCAATCTCCATTTTTCACAGGAGCACCTAATTTATCTGCTGGAACAACTGG